GACCTATGTGCCCAAGGAAACGAGCTGGGGCCGGCCGGTCTTCGTGCATGGCTTCGAGCCTTTGCGCGACGGCGACACCCGCGGCGCCTCGCCGCTGCTGCCGATCATCGTGAAACTGCGGATGCTCGGCAAATTCGCCGACAACGAACTCGCGTCGGCGACGATCAACGCGCTGATGGCGGCCACCATCGAATCCGATCTGCCGGTCGAGGACATCGCCCAGCGGCTGACCCCGGCCGTCGACGTCCAGACCCGCAAGTCCTGGACCGCCTGGCAGATGGACTGGTATGAGCGCAACCCCGCGCGGATCGGCGGCGCGCGGATCCCGGTGATGCTGCCGGGCTCGAAACTGACGATGAACGCCTCGCCGCGCCAGACCACGGCTTTCCCGCCTTCGAGGCGGCCTTCCTGCAGACGGTCGCCGCCAAGCTCGGCCTCTCCTACGAGCAACTGAAGGGCTACTGGATCAAGACCAACTATTCGAGCGCCCGCGCCGCGCTCAACGAGACCTGGCGGACGATCACCCGCATGAAGACGGTCTTCGGCGAGCAGATCGTCGAGCCGATGCATCTGGCCTGGGCCGACGAGGCCTTCGACAAGGGCTATCTCGAGGAGCCGAAGGGCGCGCCCGGCTTCTGGGAAATACCCGGGGCCTATCTGAGCGCCCGCTGGAACGGCCCGGGCCGCGGCTATGTCGATCCGGTCAAGGAAGCCGAGGCGCCCGCGCTGCGGATCGAGGGCATGATTTCGACCCTCGAGGACGAAAACGCCGAGCAGGGCGTCGATCTCGAGGATCGGCTCGACCAGATCGCCTACGAGGAAGAAGCCCTCAAGGAGCGCGGCCTCACCCGGCTGTCGCTGGTCGCGGTCGAGCAGGGCTCGCGCGGCCCGAAGCCCGATTCGCCGGAAGCGGCCGGCCCCGCCGGCGTCGGCGGCGACGAAACCGGCAACGCCGCGAGCCAGGGAGGGTCATAACGCATGCAAAACGCCCTTCCGCGCGTCGCCGCGCGCCTGTTCAACGCGCCGCTCATGGTTCTGCCCGAGACGGCGGCGGCGATCGCGGCCAATCTCGCCGATCGCTTCGGCGTCGAGCCGATCGTCGCCGCGGCCCCACCCCCGGCCCCTCCCCGCAAGGGCGGGGAGGGGAGCGCGGCGCCCAAAGCGGGCGCCTGGAGCGACGACGACCGCGAAAACGACGCCGAAGACGCGCCTTACGCGCTCGCCGACGGCATCGCGACCATTGCGGTGCATGGCGAACTCATCAACCGGGGCTCCTGGCTCGACGCCTATTCGGGCCTGACCTCCTATGAGCGGCTCGGCAAGGCTCTGCGCCAGGCCGAGGCCGATCCGAACGCGCGCGCCGTCATTCTCGACGTCGATTCGCCCGGCGGCGAGGCCGCGGGGGCGATGGAGACCGCCGCGATCGTCCGCGCGGTGTCGAAGGTCAAGCCGGTCAAGGCTTTCGTCAATTCGACGGGCGCCTCGGCGGCTTACGCCATCGCCGCAGCCGCGTCCGAGCTGATCGTGACGCCCTCGGCGATCGTCGGCTCGATCGGCGTCGTCTGCCTGCATATGGATCGCAGCGAAATGCTCGCCGAGGCGGGCGTGAAGCCGACCTTGATCCACGCCGGCGCCTACAAGGTCGACGGCAACTCGCTCCAGCCGCTGGGCGCAGGCGCGAAATCGCGCATCCAGGCGCAGATCGACGCGGTCTACGACCTCTTCGTCGAAAGCGTCGGCAGGCATCGCCCCGATCTCGGCGAGGCGGGCGCGCGAAAGACCGAGGCCGGCGTGTTCATGGGCGCGCTGGCGGTCGAAGCCGGCCTCGCCGATCGCGTCGACACGATGGATGGGGTGCGCCGGTCGCTCACCAGGTCGAGAAATTCCGTTTTTGGAGGCAAGCAAATGACGACTGAAAACCCCGCGGCCTTCAGCCAGGCCGATCTCGACGCCGCCGTCGCGCGCGCGTCGACCGCCGCCCGCGCCGAAGGCGTCGAGGAAGGCCGCAAGGCCGGCGCCGAGGCCGAACGCGCCCGCGTCAAGGCGATCCTCGGCTGCGACGAGGCCAAGGGCCGCGAGACCAGCGCGCAGCATCTTGCGCTGTCGACCGGCATGAGCCTCGAGGACGCGCAGGGCGTGCTCGCCGGCCTCGTCGTCGCCGCTCCCGCCGCGCCCGGCCGCATGGCTGGCGTTCCCAGGCCCGCCGTGCGCCCCGATGCGCCTGCGCTGAGCGGCCCCGAGGCCGAGCGCGCCGCGAGCGAGGAACTCTGGGCCGGCGTCGCCAAGAAGCTCAACGCCGGGCTTCCCGCCGGAGTCCGCGGCCGCTGAAGCGGCGCGCCGCCCCCTCAATCTCCCGATAGGAGCCCGCCCGATGTTCTCCCGCGCCCTCAAACTCGCCGTTCTGCTCGCGCTGACCGCCGTCGCCGCGCCCGCTTTCGCGCAATCGACCACGGTCGACCAGACCACGGTGCCTTTCGCCAGCGGAACCGGCACAGAGCTGCTGATCCAGTCCTATCCGGTGAGCGGCGGCACGCTCTATATCGCGACCGAACGCGCGAGCGGCCCGCAGGGCCCGGTGCTCGGCGTCAGCCAGGTCTTCGTGCCCGTCGCCTCCGGCGGCCTCGTCCGCTACAAGGCGCTGACCGACGCCAAGGCCGACAACGGCGTTCCGCTCACCGCGACCGCGGGCACGCCGACCGGCGCGGTCGGCGTCGCGCGCACCGCGGGCAGCGCGCTCGCGCTGGTCGGCGAGACGACCTCGTCGAGCGCCAAGACCGACAAGGCGCTCTGGGATTTCGACCTCCCCGACACCTATGTCGCGAGCGCCAATGTGCCGGTCACGGTCAACGCCAATTACACCGGCGCCGGCACGATCACGGGCGCGAGCACGACGCTGACGGTCGCCGCCTATGCCGAAATCAACGGCGTCGAGACCGCGCTCACGGTCACCGCCGCCCAGCAGTTCACCGGCGCGCCCGCGAACTATGTCTTCACCATCACCGGAACCAGCCTGACGCCCGGCGCGCATATCGCGATCGAGATCACGATGCTGGTGACCAGCGCGTCCGGCTCCAACACCGGGCAGATCAACAGCGTCGCGATCCAGGGCTGATCGCCCGGCGCCCCCGTCTCCCGCTCGCGGGAGAAGGCGCCGGCGAAGCCGACGGATGAGGGCCGTCGAGGCCCGATCCCCCCTCGAAGCTCTCAAGGAGTCCTCTCATGACCGCCACCGTCTTCACCGAAGCCGTCCATCCCTGCGCCCCGATCGTCTCGGAGCAGGAGCCCTTCCTGTCCCGCTCGAACATCCTCATCGAGCCCAACCAGACGATCGTGGTCGGCATGGTGCTGGGCAAGACCGGCGTCGTCTCCGACGAGACGGCGACCGTCTCCTACGCCGCCGGCAACACCGGCAATGGCGTGCTGACGATGGACGGGACGGCGCCGATCGCCGGCGCCGCGATCGACGGCCAGTATGTGATCGAGATCACCACGCCCGGCGCCACCGGCGCCTTCGACGTGATGGACCCGACCGGCGTCGTCGTCGGCACCGGCTTCGTCGGCACCACCTTCAACGGGCCGATCAAGTTCCTGCTCGCCACCGGCGGGACCAATTTTGCGGTCGACGACCGCATCTTCGTCCAGGTGTTGCGCCATGTCGGCGTCGACGACCAGTGGGCCCCGCTCAACCTTTCGGCGACCGACGGCACCCAGATCGCCGCCGGCATCGCGCTCTATCCGGTCGTCACGCCGGCCTCCGGCCAGCCGAACCGGATCACGGCGATCGTCCGCAACGCCGAAATGCGCGCCGCCGACCTCACCTGGCCGACCGGCGCGACCGCCGCGCAGATCGCCGAAGCGACCAACCAGCTGCTGAAGCAGAACATCGTCCTGCGCTGACGTCTCGCGCCCCGAGCGGCCGGCGCAGAGCCGGCCGCTCGGGGCGCCATAACCCCGCAACCCCTCGCTCCTGAAAGGATCCGGCCATGATTGGCATGGACGTATTCGACGCCGACGCCTTCACGGCCGTCTCTCTCACCAAGGCCGTCGACGCCTTCGGCTATGTGCCGAACCTGCTCGGCTCGATCCCCGGCCTGTTCGACGAAGTGCCGATCCGCACCACCGAGGTCTGGATCGAGAATCGCGCCAACGCGCCCGCGCTCATCCAGACGAGCCCGCGCGGCGCCCCGCCGGCCCAGAAGTCGGGCGACATCCGCAACGCCCGCGCGTTCCAGACCGTGCGCCTCGCGCTGTCCTCGCGGATCACGCCCAACGAGCTGCAGAACATCCGCCGCTTCGGCTCCGAGATCGACCTGAAAGACCTCGCCGAGGAAGTCGGGCGCCGCCAGTTCAAGATCACGCAAGACCATGATCTCACCGAAGAGAACATGCGGCTCGCCTGTGTGCAGGCGACGCTCACCGACGCCGACAACAGCGTCATCCACAACTGGGCGACCGAATTCGGCCAGAGCCAGCCGGCGCAGGTCGCCTTCAACCTGCCCGCCGGCAATCTCGGCTCGGTGCGCCAGAACTGCAACACGATCGTGCGCACGATCATCCGCAACCTGAAGGGCCTCGGCGGCAACGCCGCGCGCGTCGTCGCCATCGCCGGCGACACCTTCTACGACGAGCTGACGACCCATCCGGAGGTCCGCGCGACTTTCCTCAACTGGTCGGCCGCCGCCGATCTGCGCATGGACGTCGGCGCGGTCTGGCAGCCCTTCTCCTACGGCGGGATCGAGTGGGTCAACTATCGCGGCACCGACGACAATTCGACGGTCGCGGTCAACACGAGCCAGGCGCTGTTCTTCCCGCGCAACGCCGGCATCTTCCAGGTCGCGCGCGCCCCGGCCGAGAAGTTCGAATTCCTCAACACGCCCGGCCAGAAGCGCTACAGCTGGATCACCCGCGACGTCCATCGCGACATGTGGGCCGATATCGAGGTCAGCACCTATCCGCTCCACGTCTGCGTCTGGCCGCAGGCGACCATGTCCGGCCGCGCCGGAACCTGATCGGCGCCGCGAAATGCCCGGCCCCGCCTTCGCAGCGCTTGCCGTCTCCGCGTCGGCGGCGATCGACGCTGTCATGGCCGAGCCCTTCGCTTTCACGCCGATGGCCTATGGCGCCGACAAGACGGCGCCGCCGGCCGCCGATCCGAGCCGCGCGGCGGCCACGGTCAATGCGACTTTCCTCGATCCCGAGGCCAAGCCGCTGATGCCCAACAGTTACGATCCGCGCGAGGCGCGGCGGCCGGGGCTCGAGAGCGGCACGCCGCGGCTGTGGATTTCGCCCGGCGAGATCGCCAACCAGGCCGCAGGCTTCGCCGTGCAGCCCGGCGACGTATTCCTGCGCCAGGCCGACGGCGTCAGCTGGCGCGTCTCGTCGGTCAAGCCGACCGCGGGCGGCGCGATCCGCTGCGCCGTCAACATGCTCGGCTGACCCGAGAGGCCTCCGGATGTCGCTCGCGCGCCTCGCCTTGCGCCTCGCCGCCTTCGAGGCGCTTTGCCCGTCGGTTCTCGCCGCGTCCGGCCCCTGGCCGACGATCGCCGGCAATCTCGTCTATGACAGCCGGATCGACCTGATCGAGGGCGACGAGAAGGCGATCGCCGAACTCGAGGGCAAGCCGCTCGCGGTCGTCTATACCGAGCGCGACGATCAGACGCCCTATGGCGAGGGCGTCAAATATCCCGCGCAGGAGCAGGTGATCCATCTCACGGTCGAGATCATGATCGCCGCCGCCGCGCAGGTCGAATATGTGAACGCCGCGGGCGCGACGAGCAGCTTCGGCGCGCTCGCGGCGCCGATCACCGATCGCCAGCACGAGGCGATGCTCGATCTGCTCGAGGCGCAGGTGCGCCGCGCGCTCGGCAAGCGCGCCTATGAGGACGCGCTGCCGTCCTCGACGCTCTACAACCGCGTCGCGATGGAAATCCGCCACATCGAATCGCTGCCGCAGCGCAGCGCCGACCGGGCGACCCGCATCGCCGCGCGCACGATCATTTTCGCGGTCAAGGTCCGCACGGAGAAATGGCCGTTGAACCTCGGCGCCGGCCAGACCGCGCCGACCGGCTTCGCTCTCCTGCCCGAGCCGCTGGCGACGGTGGCCAACGGCCTCGACAGCGGCTCGACCGGCTATGCGCTGTGCCAGGCGCTGGTCGGCGCGATGCCGATCCCGGTGAGCCGCGTCGCGCTGACCGACATCCACGGCTTCTTTTCGATCGCGCCCCATGCGGCCCCGACCCAACTCGACGGCTCGGACAGCGACGTCCAGGCCGATCTCGACCCGCAAGGGAGCTGACCCCTCATGCCGATGCCCGACCAGTCCGCCGCGCCTTTCGTTTTCGCCGTGCTCGGCGAGCCCGGCCACAAGCTGCCGATCCCGGGGACGGCGATGCTGTTCCCAGCCGAGGGCCGTCTCGTCGATTCGCAGGACGCCTATTGGCGCCTGCTGCTCGCCGACGGCTCGCTCAAGGTCGCCCCGCTCCTGCTCCCCTCCCCGCCCTCGCGGGGAGGGGCCGGGGGTGGGGCCGATCCCGAGCCCGCCGCGCCGCCGACCGAACCCGTCGCCCCGATCGAGGCGACCGCCGAATTCCCGCCTTTCGACGAATAACCCCACCCCCGGCCCCTCCCCGTTTCACGGGGAGGGGAGCGCGTCGCCGACACCTCTGAGGAGCCCGCAATGTCCGGAATTCTGTTCAATTACATCCCCGGTTCCGGCCTCACCGCGCCGATCTTCTCCTTCGAGGTCAACAGCGGCGGCCAGTATCAGGACATCGATCGCCTGATCCTGCTCGGCCATGGCTCCGCCGCCGGCCTGCTGCCGGTCAACACGCCCTATGTCGTCAGCAACCAGAACGACTGCGACGTGCAGGCTGGCGCGGGCTCGATGCTGCGCGAAATGTATCGGATGGCGGTCGCCAACGCCCCCGCGACGCCGATCTGGATCGTCAACGTCGCCGCCGCCGGCGTCGTGCCGGTCTGGACGATCACCATCGGCACGCTGCCGGGCGTCGGCGTCGGCCTGTTCGAAATCTGCGGCGAGACCTTCCAGATCACGATCGGCTCGTCGGACACGCCGACCACGATCGCCGCCGCGATCGCCGCGGCGATCAACGGCTATTACAACCAGCTGACCAACGCGATGCTGCCGCTGACGGCGACCTCGTCGACCAATGTCGTCACGCTGACCGCGCTGCACGCCGGTGCGATCATGAACAGCATCGACATCTACACCAACCCGGCGATCCCGACCAACCTGTTCGGCAGCCAGGCGGTCTTCGCGGTCAAGCTCGCGACGCCCGGCTCGGGCTATCCCGTCGTCGCCAATGCGCTCGCCGCGCTCGGCGACGACCCCGCCGATTTCGTCGTCGCGCCCTGGTCGGACGCGACCTCGCTCGCCGCCTATACGACCTGGGCGTCCGACGTGTCCGGCCGTTGGGCCTGGAACCGCCAGTCCTACGGCCACAGCTGGACCGCGATGCAGGCGACCTTCTCGGCTTTGACCACCGCCGGCCTGACGATGAACGATCGCCACACCTCGATCATCGGCGACATCGCCGGCGTCGCCGCATCGGGCACGCTCACCTTCACCGGCCAGCCCACGGCCAACCAGACGGTCACCATCGGCGGCACCGTCGTCACTTTCGTCGCCTCGGGCGCGACCGGCCCGCAGGTCAATATCGGGGCGAGCGCGACCGCGACCGTCGCCGCGCTGCTGGCCTTCCTGCAGGGCTCGACCGACGCCAACATCTCCAAGGCGACCTATGCCGCCTCCGGCACGCTCGCGATCACGGTGACCTATGGCCTCTCCGGCCAGGTCGGCAACGCCTTCACCCTCGCGACCACCGTGACCGGGGCCACCGTCTCCGGCGCGACGCTGTCGGGCGGCCTCAACGGCGCGCCGCATCCGGCCTGGCTGTGGGCGACGGGCTTCTGCGCGCGCACCTTCCCCTGGCTTTCGGACACGACGACGGGCAATGTCTCGCGCAACCAGACCGGCCTCGTCGTGCAGGGGCTCCGCCCGCCGCGCGATCGCACGCTGTGGCCGAACTACGCCTCGCGCAACACGCTGGTCAATTCGGGCGTCTCGACCTACAAGGTCGGCGCCGACGGCTCGGTGCAGATCGACAAGATCGTCACCACCTATCGCACCGGCACGGCCGGCCAGCCCGACACCGTGTTCCGCGACGTCCAGGCGCTCTATCAGGTCTCCGGCGCGCTGAAATATTTCCGCGCCCAGGTCGGGGTCGAGCAGGCCAACAAGGCGATCGCCTCGAGCAACCCCGGCAATCTCGGCGCCATCACCACGCCCGCCGACATCAAGGCGAGCTTCATCAACGCCTATGGCGTGATGGTCGCGCAAGGGGTGCTGCAGGATCTCGCGACCTTCGCCCAGACGATCGTGGTCCAGCCCAACGCCCAGAACCCGGACCGCGTCGACGTCTTCGCCCCGATGGAGCGCGTCAACCCGCTGGATATCCTCGCGGTCAACGCGACGATCTACCAGCAGTTCCCCAACCCCGTCCCCGCCGCCGCCTGACCCCCTATCCCGCGAAGCGCCCCTCTCCCGCCTGCGGGAGTCAGGGGAACGCTTTGCGTTCCCCTTGGGCTGGCCGGCGCAGCCGGCCGGGTGAGGGCCCCCAGCGCCGATCTCTCCAACCTCGGAGCCTCCCATGTCTGTCGATTTCGGCGGCCACTTCCGCCTCACTTACAACGGCGCGCCGCTCACGATGCGCGGCAAGTTCGAGATCGACGACAACGATCTCGAAATCTCCGGCGTCACCAATGACGACGGCTCGGTCTCGACGGTCGGCAAGCCCGCCGCGACCAAGATCAGCGTCGACTTCGAGGACTCGAACCCCGCCAGCGCCTCGCCGATCGTCAACTGGCGCGTGTTCATGATGGGCGGACCCTACAACATCATGATCTACGAGGACGACACCGGCACGCTGCATACCTGCACGGGCGCCAAGCCGATCGGCCGGCCCAAGCGCAACCGCTCCGACGGCCAGATCAGCGGCATCGAATTCCTGGTGCCGCGCGGCGGCTATTCGAACACGCAGGCGTGACGGCGATGGGAAGCCGAAGGAAGATCAGGCTGACCGCGCCCTTCGACTGGCACGGCCGCAAGATCGAGGAGATCGAGCTGCGCGAGCCGACCGGCTGGGAAGCCGCGACCCTCGGCGAGCCGCGCATCCTGGTCCAGAACGCCGCGCTCGGCGGCTATTTCGTCGAGCGCGAGGACGTCGTGGCGCGCTACCTCGACAAATGCGTCGAGCACGAGTCCGGAGCCGACGTCGTGCGCATGCTCGGCCTGACCGACGTGCTGCGGATCAAGGCGGCGCTGTTCGATTTTTTTTCGCAGGCCGAAGCGAAGATTGCCGAAGAAAGATTGGCGAGCTTTGCTTTGGCGCAGAACGGCTCTCGATCGGCGAAGTCAGAAGCCTGAGCATGCGCGATCTCGACGAGGCGCATGCGATGGCCTGCGCCTGGTATGCCAAGAAGAAGCGTGAGAGCCGCTGATGGCGACTGTCGGCGAAGCCCGGCTCGTCATATCGGCGCTCGACCGCACCGGCGCCGCCTTCGCGAGCGTCGAGGACCGCGTCAAGGCGCTCGAAAAGCATGTCGGCGGCGTCGCCAAGGCGATCGACACGGTCGACCAGGTCGCCCGCTCGGTCGCCCCGGTCTCCGCGCGCATGAACAGCGTCGCCGAACAGGTGATGAAGGTCACGTCCGCGACGAGGGCGATGGCCGCCGAGCAGGCGAAATGGCAGACCGCCTCCGAGCGGCTCGCCGCGGTCAAGGGTCTCGAGGCGGCCTTCGAAAAGGCCGACGCGCAGATGACCCGCGCCAAGGCCAATATGCGCGATCTCTGGACCGAGATCAGCGGCTCGGCGGCGCCGACCGCGCAGATGCAGTCGAACTATCGCCAGGCCGGCGAGGCGCTCAATCGCGCCAACATGGAATTCGAGCGGCAGAAGGCGATGCTCGGCGAGGCGCGCGCGAGCTTCGAGGAAATCGCCGGCCCGATCGACAGCGTCGCGGCCGCGCAGGCGCGGCTCGCGGCCGAGATCGAGCGCGCCAACGCCGCCATGGCCGCCCAGGGCCGCGTCGCCGCCCGCGCCTCGGAAGAGCTCGCCGCCGCGGTGCGCCGCGAGGAGACGAGCCAGCGCCGCAAAAGCGCGCTCGCCCATCAATTCGCCAACGAGGTGCTGCCCTTCGCCGGCCCGGTCCTGCTCGAAGGGACCAAAGGCGCCTTCGAGGCGGGCGCGACCGTCCAGGACCGCATCGCCCAGCTGAAGGCGGCGGGCGCCTCGGACGACGAGATCGCGCGGGCGCGCGGCGATTTCGGCGCCTTCTCCGGCACGCATGCCGGCGTCCTCGAGGCGGACTATCTCGCCGGCTACAAGGACGCGCGGGTCATCGCGCCGGGCGAGGCCTATGAGATGGCCCAGCTCGGCGCGCGCTATCGCGCGGCCTTGCGCAACAGCGGCATCTCGTCGTCGGAGAACGACGTCGGCAACGTCATGCGGATCATGGACGAGCTGGGGCTCAAATCCATGGGCGACCGGGAAGGGTTTCTCGACCACTTCCTGAAATCGCAGCAGGCCTTCGGCGACCAGATCAAGACCGAGACGGCGCTCGCGGCCTATCGCAACGCCAAGCAATCGATCTACGGCTGGTCGCCCGAGTTCCGCGACAAGTATTTCCCGACGCTGCTGCAGTCGTCGGGACAGCAGGGCGGCACCGAAATGATGACCGCCCTCAACAATTACATCGGCCAGCACATGCAGCTGTCCGAACTGAAGGCGCTGATCGGCGCGGGCTTCGTCAAGAACAGCGACCTGACCTTCGACCATAACAAGCCCGGGCTGAAGCCCGGCGCGCAGCTGTTCGAGGCCGACGTGTTCAAGTCCAACATCGCCCAATGGGCGTGGGACTTCCACGATCATTTCATGGCGCGCAAGGGCGCCAGCGAAGACAAGTTCGACGACCTCATCGCCAAGATGCCGCGCAACATGGCCGCGCTGATCGCCTTTTTGAACCACAACCGCGCCCGGGTGCAGCGCGACGCCGAGACGCTGGACAAGCCGGTCGGCCTCGCCGCCGAGGGCAACAAGGCGCTCGGCGACAACGCCGGGGCCGCGCTCGTCGCGCTCAAGGACGCGATCGAGCAATTCGCGGCCGCGGTCACCTCGCCCGCGATGAAGACGGTCGGGTCGGTCCTGCAGGATCTCGCGCAGCGGATGCAGAACGCGGCCAAGGCCTATGGCGAATTCGCCAAGGCCAATCCGACCGCCTCCGGCTGGCTCGGCGGCGGCGCCATGGCGGGCGGCGCGCTCGCCGGCGGCTGGCTGACCCTGAAGCTGCTGAGCGGCTTCGGCAACGTCCTCGCCGGCGGCGGCTCGCTGACCGGCGCGGCCGGCGCCCTCACCGGCGCGGCGGCGGCGCTCGACGCGGCCGCGGCGCGGCTCGGCGGCTCGGCGGCGGCCGGCGCGGCTTCCTCGACGGCGGCGGCCGGCGGCGGCTTCTTCGCCGGACTGTGGAAAGGCCTCGGCGGCGCGCTGAAGATGGGCGGCCCGATGGCGATGATCGCAGGCCTCGGCACGCTGACGACGCCGGAGGAAGACAAGGTCATCCAGGCCGCGATCGACCGCGAAAATGCGGAAGCGGCGCTGAAGGCCGCGCCGCTGACCAATGCGTTGCAGCGCCGCGCGCTCGATCCCGAGGTCGAGCGGATGGTCGACGCCGACTACGCCGCCCGCAAGCGCGGCGCGCCCGAGAACAGCCCCGAGGCCATGCGCGGGCGCGCCCTCGGCGATCTCAAGGTCTCGCTCGACCCGAATTCCAAGGTCGACGTCGGCGTGCGCGTCGAGCCCAGCTCCGAACTGCTGCGCGTGATCGCGAGCGCCAAGGCGTCGGGCAACGCCTCGGTCGGCGTCTCCAGCGCCGGCGTCGCGCCCAACGGGCAGGGCGGGATCGGACGCCGCTGATGCGCGACTGGGA